CACTGACGAGCGTGGCCTGAAGATTGCAGTTCAGGGCACTAAGCTCATTATCCCTAAAGAGCTTCAGTTCACTGCTGACCGTATCTTGAAGTCTACTCTGCGCGTAGGTACTGCAGACAACGACATCAACGCGGTCCGCAACATGGGAATGGTGCCTCAGGGTTACTCAGTCAATCATTACTTGACTGATCCTGATGCGTTCTTCATCATGACTGATGCCCCTAACGGCATGAAGATGTTCCAGCGTGTAGCTGTTAGCACTGGTTTCGAGGGTGACTTTGAAACAGGAAATGTGCGCTACAAGGCTCGTGAGCGTTACAGCTTCGGCTTTAGCGATCCTCGCGGCATTTTCGGCTCTCCGGGTACTCCTTAGAGATCGACCAAAGGGGCCTCTTGTAGGCCCCTTTCTTTTTCTATATCCTCAACCTAATCCCTGACAGGTGCAATCCCGCGCCTGACCCTAGCCACGACAGGAGATACACATGGCTACTACTACTTTTTCTGGTCCTATCAAGGCCGGAACCATCAAAGATACCATCGGTACAACCGTAGGTTCAGACGTTGCAAACGTCGGTTCTGTTCTTATGGCGCAATCTGCTGTGATTGATATAGCTGGTGCCAGTAGCGCAGATCAAGTTGTTGCTACTATTCCTGCTAATTCACAGATTGTTGACGCCATCCTTAACGTCACCACTGCTAACGACGACGGCACTGCCTCGACTGTAGTGGTAGGTACATCTGGTGACGCAGACGCCTTTATTCCTTCAACCAGCGTTCAGTCAGCTGGAACTACTCGAGGAACATTGGATACTGAAGCTACTGACGTAGGAACCACAGATATTCAAGTTTTAGCTGATTTTGCAGCCACAGCAGGTGATGGCACCGCTGGCGTAGCTACTGTCACAATCTTGTATATTCAAAACAACAATCTCTCATAACGGGAGGTGACCCATGAGTTTCAGTAACATCAAATCCGTCACCAAGGCGGCAGATGCTTCAGCAGTGGTAGGACGCTCACGATTAGTGGGTGTCTACTTTACCAACACTGCTACGGGATCTTCATTTGCTCTAAAAGACGGCACCACTTCTGGCGGTACTGCACTATTGTCAATAACCACTCCTGCTGTTGCAGGGGCTACAGACCTGTTTATCCCAGATATGGGAATATTGTTTGAGACAGGCATCTTTATTGACGTAAACGACGCTGAAGTAACAAGTGTTACTTTGTTTTTTGAAGGAGGTGATCCTCAGTAGTGGCCAACACCAAGAACGTAAAACGCACGCCTTCTGGACGTGTTTCTTATCGCGGTGAGACTTTTGCGGGATACAATAAACCCAAAAGAACCTCTGGAGGCAGTAAGAAATTTGCTGTTCTGGCCAAGAAGGGAGACCAAGTAAAGCTGGTCAGGTTTGGTGATCCGAACATGACTATCAAGAAAAGTAATCCCGGTCGTCGAGCCAATTTTAGGGCTAGGCATAACTGCGATACTGCAAAGGATAAATTCACTGCGCGGTACTGGAGTTGTAAAAAATGGTAAGGAAAAAAGCGGCAAAAAAGAAGGTGGTCCGAAAGGCTACCGGAGGCGCAGTCCAAAAGTCTTCTGTAAACAAAGCGGGCAACTATACGAAGCCCACTATGCGAAAACAGCTCTTTAATCAAATAAAGGCTGGAGGAAAAGGCGGTAAGCCGGGCCAGTGGTCTGCACGTAAAGCGCAAATGTTAGCCAAGCAGTATAAGTCGAAAGGTGGAGGCTACAGAGATTAATGGCACTCAAGAAGTCCCAAAAATCCTTGAAGTCTTGGACAAAGCAAAAGTGGAGAACAAAAAGCGGTAAGCCTTCGACGCAAGGACCCAAAGCCACAGGTGAGAGATATTTGCCTGCAAAAGCTATTAAGTCTTTAAGCAATAAGGAATACGCAGCTACAACACGCAAGAAACGTGCAGATGCTGCCAAAGGTAAACAGGTTTCGGCGCAGCCTAAAAAGGTTGCTAAAAAAGTAAAACGTCATAGACGAGTGAGGTAATCAAGATGGCTGGACGTGGAATGGGCGCAGCAACTCGAGGCGGTGGAGCGGTTTCCTCAGGGCCTCGTAACAAAAAACTTTCGACCCCTAGCCCTAAAGTTGAGGTCATGATGGCCAAAGGCGGCATGGCTAACAAAAAAGGCAAGTTTCCTGATCTGACGGGAGACGGCAAAGTAACACAAGCCGATGTACTGAAAGGTCGTGGAGTTAAGCGCATGCGCGGCGGCGGTATGGCCAAGAAAAAAATGCCTATAAAGAAAATGCGCGGCGGCGGCATGGCCGGCATGGCAATGAAAAAGAAATGATTACGGACGCTGACCGAACCGGCATATTAAAGGAGATCAGAGATTGGTCTAAGTATGCCTTAGAGGTCAGTAGCTCTGATTTTAACAACTTACCGCCTTGCCCGTATGCCAAGGCAGCGTGGCAAGAAAACAAAGTAAACATACTTTTTAAAACGGACAGTGAGGATTACAGGACCCTTTATTTGACTCTAAGCGAATGGGATGACTCAAAAGAGTTAATCATTATAGCGGACACAGAGTTTGTAGAGGACCCAGATAAGTTTCATTATTTTGTGGATAGCTTAAATGAAGCTATTGCAGACGAAGCTTTTGAAGACAAAGATTTTTGGGTAATGGGATTTCATCCAGAAGACGAGTCGAATGAGCTTATTGATGACGGGACTTTTGAAGGGGAGACAGAGACACAGTATGCAATGTTTTTTGTGCAGCGATTATCTAAGCTAGAGAAAGCCGCAGAAAAACTAAGGCCCCTTGGATACTACGACAAGTATTTTAGGGAATACAATGTAGCGGAGATGTACGAGCTACGAACTAATTTCTATAGGCAGTTGCTCGATGGCGACCTCAGGAACAGCAACATTTGATCTCAACATTGACGACCTCATAGAAGAGGCGTTTGAGCGTTGTGGCATGAGAATGACAGCTGGATATCAGCTGTCATCAGCTCGTCGTTCTTTGAATCTATTATTCTCAGATTGGGCCAACAGGGGTCTTAACCTTTGGACTATTGAGCAGGCCACTGCTGTACTGGCTGACGGCACCACTACAATCGCGCCGGGAGCGGATACGGTAAACGTGCTTTCCGCTGTGATACGAGACACGATAAACGGCCAGCAGCAGGACATCAGCATAGATAGGATAGGCCGGTCAGAGTACTTAGACCTCCCTAATAAGCTGACAAAGGCTAGGCCGTCGCAGTTTTACGTTGAGAGAACAACTACGCCAACTGTGTACTTGTATCCGACAGCTGACAAAGCCTACACCTTGGTTTATTACCGGATTCGACGGATACAGGATGCTGGTGACTACACTAATACAAGTGACGTGAACTTCAGGTTTTTGCCTTGTTTAGCTTCTGGTCTGGCTTACATGCTTTCCTTGAAATACGCACCTGATCGAATAGGGCTTTTGAAACAGATTTATGAGGAAGATTTCCAAAAAGCCGCGCTGGAGGACAGGGATACTGCCAGCGTCCATTTTGTGCCTCAGATAGAGTATTGAAATGGCTACGGCAACTGGTAAATTTTCCTACGGTCTGTGTGATTACTGCGGTAGAAGATACCGCTATCTGGACCTAAAAAAGAACTGGAAAGGGTTCATGGTCTGTCCAGAAGACTATGAGCCAAAAGAGCCTCAGATTGAGCCTCTGCAATATAGAGGCGATGCGATAGCACTAACCAATCCGAGGCCAGATAGGACTGAACCCTTGACTGTCGTTGTCAACAACGCAGGAGGAGACACTCCTTTCGAGACGATACCAAATTCTATGCAGCCTGCCCCGTCTACGATAGCGGTGGAGGGAGTAGGTGAAATAGGCAATGTTACCGTGGTGACGCCATGACATACGATGAGTTAGTGACAAACATAAGAAATTACACTGAGGTGGACAGTAATGTCTTCTCTAACAGTGTGATTAATACATTCATCACAATGGCCGAGAACAGGATTCTTAGGGACATCGACCTCGATGTATTTAAAAAAGAATCAACTGCTTCTATGACCAGTGGCGACCGTTTTTTGACAATGCCATCGGACATATTGACGCATCGATACCTGATATTTACTGATGCAGCAGGAGACCAGATATTTTTAGACTTCAGGGACAATTCTTTTATTAAGGAATATTGGCCTGATTTTACCGAAACCGGAGTACCAAAGTATTACTCGGTTTGGGATGAAAGCAATTTTTGTATAGCACCGACGCCAAGCACGACTTACTCAGTGCAGCTAGGTTACATCTACAGGCCAGCACAGCTTTCCTCAACGAATACAACAACTTGGATAAGTAATAAGGCTCCTGAAGCATTGCTTTATGCCACTCTTATTCAGGCGTATAGTTACACCAAAGGTCCTGTTGACATGATGCAGTACTTTGAAAACAGCTATCAGCAAGCTGTTCAAGGTCTGGGAATTGAACAGCAGGGTCGCCGTCGTCGTGACGAATATCGTGATGGCATGATTAGGATACCCATTAAATCAGAGAGTCCCGGCCCATGATCCAAGGCGTTCAAACGACGTTTGACAACGGTTTTAAGGTAGATGTCCATACCACCAGTAATCGGGGGTGGACGCCAGAAGAGTTAGCAGATCGCGCTCTGGCAAAGTTAATTTCTGTGAGTGACACTGCTGATGAGCAGGTCAAAGCACAGGCTCTGGTATTTAAAGAGCAAATCAGAGAAGTTTTGGTGTTTTACATGAAAGAGGCCATCAAATCAGATAGGACCACTGTTTGTGCAGAACTCGAAAAGCAAGGCCAAAATGAGTTGGCCAACATAATCCGTAAATTATAGGAGAGGCCCCTTATGGCTATTACTCAAGCAATGTGTACGAGCTTCAAAGTGGAGCTTCTTAACGGTATACACGCATTTGGAACAACTGTTGCTCGTGGTGACACCACTGCGGACAGTATGTACATTGCCTTGTACACCAGCTCTGCAGCTCTGGATGCTACGACTACAGCCTACAGCGTGACTAACGAAGTTTCTGGTACTGGCTATGTTGCGGGTGGAAATGCGTTGACTGCGGTAGCACCTACTAGCTCTGGCACTACAGCGTTCACTGACTTTAACGATACTACTTGGTCTACTGCGACTATTACTGCTCGTGGCGCGTTGATCTACAACAGCACACAGTCTGACAAGGCCGTGGCTGTGCTTGATTTTGGCGCAGACAAGACGTCTACAGCCGGTGATTTTACTATTGTGTTCCCGACTGCGGACTCTAGCAACGCGATAATTCGTATTGCGTAGAAGGTGCTAGATGGCTGACGTTGTTGTCCCATTAGGTGGATGGAACTACGGCACTTGGGGTGCCGGAGAATGGGGCAACAATAGCCCAGCTATGCCCTTGGGCACTGGGCAGGTAGGAAGTGTAGCCGTTTCTGGTGCAGCTACGGTAGCTGTAACGGGTATCAGTGGTACTACAGGACTTGGTACTGCAACGGCGCAGGCAAACGCCACGGTATCTGTAACAGGCGTAAGCGCCACAGGTATCGCCAACTATGCCGTTTGGGATGCCATCGTCTATTTAGACGGTTGGGGTCGCGCAGGATGGGGCGATTTTGCTTTTGGCGAGGGCAGTATTTCCGTACAGGGAACTACTGCGTTAGGCACAGCGGCACTGAGTTTAGGTGCTTCGGTCTCTGTAACAGGTGTCGAGGCGACTACTACGCTAGGGAATGTCGTTGCCAATGGCGATGGTGCCATTGATGTATTAGGCAACGCAGCGACTGGCCAGATAGGCACTGCGTCTGTAGAAGCAGATGCGATTGTCGCGGTAACAGGGGTCCAAGGCACAACGGCATTAGGTGTAGCCGGACCCATAGCAACAGCTAGTGTTGAAGTCACAGGAGTTGCAGCGACAGGAGAGCTTGGAAGCCCGACTGTTACTGGTATTGCGACAGTAAATGTTACCGGCGTACAGGGTACGACGGCGCTAGGAACGGCCACAGTAGACCTTGTTATAGAGGTCAATGTTACAGGGGTCCAAGGAACTACTGGACTAGGATCGACAACAGAAACAGGAACGGCAAAAGTGTACCCGACTGGGGTACAGGCTGTTGGAGAAGTAGGAAACGTATTGATATGGGGAGAAATAGTCCCCAACCCCGGCACCAGTTGGTCAGAGATAACGCCTACTACGGGTACAATTTGGACGGAGATAGCCGCATGATAAAGGTGAATGAAGCTAAGAGCATAGATGGCGTGATCGACCCCAAGCACGAAATAGAGATAGTTTGTGCCAATTGTGGTTTTGATCTTGATGAGTCTGAGTTAGAGGCTGATACTTGTTCTGATTGTGGTCAGACTTTGTCTCTGAAACAAAGCACCAAGATATATGCAACCAGCGTTCCCGCAGCTACGGGCGATGCTTCGTTATAGTCACTGGAGATATAGATGGCTACTT